ATTAAATGACTACACTAAGTAGTCAAACCGCTTGTTTGCGTGTAGTTAATTGACTACCTTTGCACCATAAAGTTACATATAAACATTGAAACAATGAAGAAAATCGAAGAAAATCAGCAGAAAGGTTCGCTCCTCGGACAGCTCTCGTCCTTGGAGATTGACGGTCAGCTGACCGTACCCGTCAGCCGCGCGAGCTACCTCCGCTCCATTTGTTCGGGCTTCGGCTTAGAGTGGGGCAAGAAGTTCAGCGTTAGCACAAACCGCGAGCAGCGCACAATCACAGCAACCAGAATATCATAAATCCTAAAACCATACATCATCATGAAGAAATATTTCACAACAAAAGCACAGGCTGTCAGCGCACGCAAACAGCGAGACCCCTTCGGGTTCAACGGTATCAGAGTATATAAGATGCCGAAAGGCTCCCGGCACGCCGGAATGTTCGCCGTATGTACGGAACTGGAATACCTAAACACATACTGATAACATGCGAGTAGGCCTGATAGACGCAGATCTGTTCTGGGGCAACCGCGCAAACGGAAGACGATACGGCAAGACAAAAGCCGACATCTTTCCCAACCTTGCGTTAATGAAGCTATCCGCATACCATAAGCAGCGTGGCGATGACGTCTCGCTCTACATGAGCTTCGAGCAATACGACAGAGTATATATCTCCAAAGTGTTCTCCACCACTCCCATAGAACGGCAAGTGATATTCGCTAATGAGGTTTACTTCGGTGGCTCCGGGTTCTGCATTGAATTAGTTGACGGCAAAGAGGTGTATCGGCATCCGATACACAATCCGTTTACGGGACACTTGATGTATCACACTGCGCCCGGCATAAGGACAGACCCCGTCAAGAGCGGACAGAAATACATCTACACCGAGAACCTGCCCTACGAGATAGAGCACATCATGCCCGACTACTCGCTTTATCCCACCGTCAAAGACACCGCATACGGATTCCTGACAAGAGGATGCCCCCGAGGATGCCACTTCTGCCACGTCGAAGCCAAGGAAGGCAGACGCTCATACAAGGTGGCCGACCTTTCGGAATGGTGGAACGGACAAAAGAACATCGTTCTGTGCGACCCCAACATCCTCGCCTGTCGTTCATGGAAAAGTCTGCTGCAGCAGTTGGCGGACAGCAAAGCCAAGGTTGACATAAACCAAGGCATGGACGCACGGCTGCTCACTCCCGAGAAAGTGGAAATGCTCAACAAGATACGGCTCTCCACCATCCATTTCGCATGGGACGACTACCGGCAGAAAGACAAGGTACTGAAAGGTCTCCAGTGTTTCGCCGACCATTTCCACCGCAAGCTCGACAAGGCACATCAGGCGCAAGTGTTCGTGCTCACCAACTACGACACCACACCCGCACAAGACCTTGAGCGCATCTACACGCTTCGCGACATGGGCTTCGAGCCCTACGTCATGGTGTACGACAAAACACATGCAGCCCCCTTCTACCGTTCGCTGCAACGATGGGTCAACATGCGTGCTATATTCCACAAGATAAAGACATTCGAAGAATATGACAAACGTAAAGCAAAAGAATGAATTAGTTAAAAGATGCATCGAGGCAGCTGAGCGGGCAAAACAAAAAAGCAGAATCAAGGAATTACAGACAATGAGATCCTTCTGCGCCGACTGCCGACACGCCCTCAACGCTCTCAACGGACGTTACTGCACGAAGTTCCAACGCTACGTTGAGTACGCCACCGCACCACAATGTCTAACAAATAAAAAACAACGAATATGAAAGCAATCATCACCAACTACCGCTATTGGGTCCTCGCGGCCCTCGCTACAATAACACTCGCCGGCCTCCTCTGCATACCGCACGACAGCGCCAGCACAATCGCTTACATCACGATACTCTTCGGATCCAAGCTCATATCGCTCGTGGCCCTCATCGTTTATTGCCTCCTCTACACCCACTGGGAAGACCAAGGCACCATACCCGAACTCACCGAAATCGGAAAGGAGGAATGAGCCATGCGCGACAAGGACGACACACAAGACATCATAGCACAGCTCCACGCCATACGCACCACCACCCTGCTTGACGTCAAGGACATCTACAACACCACGGAAGCCAGCCTCTTCCTCGGCGTAAAACGCAGCTATCTCTACGAACTTGTGCGAAATCGCAAGATAAAGCACTGCAAGTCACGCGGCGGCAAGCTCACATACTTCCGCCGTCAGGACCTCGAAGAATGGATGACGCACAATATCGTCCCGGTGAAATCAAGCAAAAGAATGTAGTTTTCATAATTATGTTATAGTTAGTGAAAAAGCGTTTTCTCTTCAAAACAATTTGTTTTCATTCAGCCATGCTCACGCTGTGAAGCATCGGCATGGCACTTTCAAAATCCTATAAAAGACATGAAACATCAGATCATCGACAAATGCAGCGAGGCGCTCTTCCAAGCCATCGAAGTAGACCACGCACTTAACGGCTCAGCCTCACACTCAGCCACAGCCGTGGTCCACACCAAGGACGGATGCGTCGAGCTATACATCGACTGCTACGGAGCACAGGCCTCCGTAGTCCACAAGCGCGAGGCCAACAACACACACGACCTCTCCACGCTCGAAGCGGCCATCTGCGCAGCAGCACCCGAATGGACAGACGGAGAAGACGAAGAACAGTCCTTC